TCTGTCAACATAAGGTCTTAATGCAGAGTACACACCTTGTACCTGATTTGACCAATCTTTATGTTGATTAATATTAATTTCTGTAAAGTGTCTATGATCATTTAAATCAGTAGAAATGTGTTGGTCTTTATTAGACTCAAACTTTTCTATTAGTGTATTGCAGTGTTCTTGTGGCAATACATTATCATAGACTTTAATATATTTTTTCATGTTCTTATAATCCAATACCCTCATGTCTGAAATCAACAATTGGCATAAAATCATAAGCGTATTCATTATCAGGTAATGCACCTGACATTTGAACATGACAATCATTTTTCTTTCTATTATCAAAGAAAGTCTGTAACGTCTTCTTTAAGTTTGTTGCCATTTGTTCATGTATTGAAACATTAAACTTAGCAAACAATGTACCACACATAATAGTACAATCAGTAGCACTTTCAGCTAATGCTAACTTCATTATGTCTTTTCTTAATTGAATAGACTCGTTTTTATCATCAGCCATTTCTTGACCAATAATTTCTTGTTCTCTCAACTTATTATATTCTTGTGGTGTCATATTATCCTTTCTGTTATTTTAAATATAATGGACCTGTCCATTGAATTGGGTAATTACCAGTAAGTACATTACCTCTGGCAGAGTTTAAAGCAGGTGCATTAAAACCAGCAGCTTTTAATATATCACCTTTTTTAAAGTGTTTAAAATCAGTTTTACAAACAAAACAAAATACACCGTTTTCTTGTACAACTTTAATATACTTTTTTCCTTCTCTAACAGATGTTTTTGAATCCCATTCATCAATTTGTTGTTTAGAATAAGATGATGTACCATCGCCTTTGTATGACCATTTTTCATAATCAAGTTTAGCACCAGCCATCATGTTTTTAATACCTTGTTCTAAATTGTCAGCAGTTTTATTTACATTTATCATAGTGTTTTCTCCTTTTTTGTTTATCTGTAATATATTGAAAATGTGTCGGCACCATTCATATGACAAAATGATTGTGGTCTGATATAGTGCATTTGTAAACCAGTTTTATATTGTGTTTTAAAGCCAGATTTACCTCTGTATCTGTATCTAATCTTTTTTGCATTTTTTTGAGCAGATACTTCTTTGAAATAACTTAAATATTTAATTGGTATATTTGAAGCAATACATTGACCAACAGATGTCAAGTGTTTAATCAATAGTGGATTTACTACTTTATCAAATACTTTTTTTTGTCTTGTTTTCATAGTTATTGTCCTTCTTTCATTGTTAATAGGGTTATTATACCAGAAATAATCATAAATGTCAAGCAAATAATAAACATTGTCCAATTATCATTTCCCATACAATGACCGCCACAATCCTCGATTGAACCAACTGCTAAAATAGCAGCTAAAATTGTTGTTATACCAAAAAATGTATTCATAGTGTTTCCTTTCTAAATATACGAATATTATATCACAATTCAAAGTAGAAAGCAAGCAAAAAATACAAAAAATGAAGAAAAAATACGCTTTTTTTGCTGTCTGTTCGCTTTTTGTTCTTGTCTCTTGCTCAAAAACCGTTGAAAATTGTAGAATTGCGCCGAATTACGAAAAAATTGGCGAATCAGTAGTTAAAAATAAAGAAAATATTAGCGAATCAGAGTGGCGAGCAGCTAACATGAGCTGTAACTTCTAATATAAATAGTATTAACATGAAAAATTGTAAAAATTGCGGACATAACTGTCATTGTGGAACATCCTGTACACAGGAACACAAAGATGGCGATAATAAAGACATTTTAATACTTTGTTGTAATCATTGCCGTTGCGATTCGTACATTGATGAAGAAAAATATAATATAGAAAGTTAATTTATGCCAAAAATGAGATTATTTAAGTTTTGGAACGCAGATGGCGTTGAAAAAGAAAAAGAAGATATAAGTTTAAAAAAAGCAGTAAGGTCTGTACAAGACAATTTTAAAGACAAGATGATTAGTGTTGAATATATCAGTAAAAAAGGTAAAGAGATGTGTCATTCTATAGTAATACCAATTGGTAGAAAATTAAGACAATCAATTTTACAAGAAAAAAGAAGATTAGCATTAAAGGCTAAAAATGCCGGCAATTAGTAGAGTAGGTTTAGATCAACATGTAGGACATGCTAGTCCTACACCTAACCCTTTTCATTTTTCAGCATATGCAGAAGGTTCAGAAAATGTATTCATCAATAGTGCAAAGACTGTAAGAGTAGAAGATAAAACTTCGTGTGGAGATCCAGCGGACGCAGGTTCACCAAATGTTTTTGTTAATGGTAAAAAGGTGCATAGAAAAGGTGACGCAACAGCAGGTCATGGATCTTGGGTTCCTAATAAATCAGCAAGTGGCTCGCCAAATGTTTTTGCAAATGGTTAGATAAACATTATAAATATTACAGTTATGTCAATATACGATTCACAGTCTCAAAGTAAAAGTACAAGAAACTCTAGACAGTTTAGAGATATTGACTTAGACTTTACTAGAAACACAGTGACAAATGATGTAAATGTTGTTGAAGATGTAGTTGCTGTAAAAAGAGCGTTAAAAAATTTAATACAAACTAATTTTTACGAGAGACCTTTTCAACCAGAATTAGGATGTGGTATAAGAGAATTGCTTTTTGAAAACTTTACACCAATGACAAAAGTTTTTTTACAGAGAAAAATTGAAGAGGTCATAGTTAACTATGAACCTAGAGTAGAATTACAAAATGTTACTGTTGATGATGACCAAGATAGAAATAGACTTGTAATTGATATTTATTTTTATGTAGTAGGTGTGCCAGGTCCACAAGTAGTGCAAACATTTTTACAAAGGGTAAGATAATAAATGTCAAACAAAATAATAGTTTCAGATTACGATTTTGACGCAATTAAAATTAATCTAAAATCATTTTTACAAGGTCAAACAGAATTTCAAGATTACGATTTTGAAGGTAGTTCTTTAAATATTCTTTTAGATATATTATCTTACAATACACACTATCTTGCTTACTTAGCCAACATGGCAACAAATGAATTATATCTTGATAGTGCAGATATAAGAAACAATATTGTATCATTAGCAAAGATGATTGGTTACACACCATCATCACCAAGAGCACCTATGGCCTCTATTGATGTTACACTTAATAATGCAACAGGCACAAGTGTTACAATGTCAAAAGGTACGGTGTTTACTACTAATGTTGATAGTACAACTTATCAATATGTAAACAATTCAGATATTACAATTACTCCGTCAAATGGTGTTTATAAATTTTCTGGTGTTCCCATTTACGAAGGAACTTTAGTAACTTTTAAATATACTGTTGATAGTACAGATGTTGACCAAAAATTTATTTTACCTACAGAAAATGCAGATACATCAACATTGTTAGTTAAAGTACAAGAAAGTTCAAGTGACACTAAAACAAATACTTATACATTAGCAGGTGGTTATAATAATGTTACTTCTAGTTCAAAAGTTTATTTTATACAAGAAGGTAAAGACGGAAAATATGAAGTTTATTTTGGTGATGGTGTAAACGGTCAATCTTTATCAGATGGCAACATTGTTATCTTTGAATATATTGTTACAAACAAAACAAATTCAAATGGCGCAAATTCATTTAGTTTATCAGGTACAATTGGTGGATTTTCAAATGTTACAATTTCTACTGTATCAAGTTCACAAGGTGGTTCTGAAAGTGAAACAAATGATTCAATTAGACACAACGCTCCATTAAATTATGCAGCTCAAGAAAGAGCTGTAACAACAACTGATTATGAATCTTTAGTAAAACAAATTTATCCTAATGCATTATCAGTAAGTGCATGGGGTGGTGAAGATGATGAAACACCAAGATACGGTATTATAAAAATAGGTGTCAAAGCAGCTTCTGGTTCAACACTTACAGAAACAACTAAACAATCTATTATAGATTCATTAAAACCATATAATGTAGCTTCTGTATCTCCACAAATTGTAGATCCTGAAGTAACTTCGGTTTTAGTTACATCTAATGTAAAATATGATTCTGCTTCTACAACAAATTCTGCTGATACATTAAAATCTAATGTAATAACAACTTTAACAAATTATAACACAAATACTTTACAAAAGTTTGATTCAATTTATCGTCATTCAAAATTAACTGGTTTAATTGATGGTACTGATACAAGTATTTTATCAAACATAACAAATATTAAAATTAGAAAAAATTTTACACCTACAATATCTTCATCTACAAGATATGATATTTATTTTAGAAATGCATTATTTAATCCTCATTCTGGTCATAATTCAGTATCAGGTGGTATATTAACTTCAACAGGTTTTAAAGTAACAGGCAGTGATGTAGAGCAATTTTTAGATGATGATGGTCAAGGCAATGTTAGAAGATATTTTTTAGCTTCAGGTGTTAGATCATACTCTAATGAAACGCAAGGCACAATTGATTACAGTAATGGTCAAATAACACTTAACTCTTTAAATGTTTCATCTATATCTAATATAAGAGGTTCGACATCTACAAATATTGAAATAACAGTAATTCCAAATTCAAATGATATTGTTCCTGTAAGAGATCAAATTGTAGAAATAGATGTATCAAATTCAAATATTAGTTTATCACCTGATACATTTGTAGGAGGTTCAGCTGATGCTGGTGTAGGTTATACAACAACGTCTAGTTATTAATGAGTAATGGCAAAATTTAATGAAAAAATTTCTACAATACTTAACAGCCAATTACCAGAATTTGTAGTTGCTGACCACCCAAAATTTGCACAATTTTTAAAAACATATTATCAATTATTAGAATCTGCTGAATTAAATTTTTCAAGTGTTCAGGCTACTGATGGTATTCTTTTACAATCAGAAACAGGTCAAACAAACAATTTAGTTTTAGACTCTAGTCGTAAAGATACAGCTAGAACATTATTAGACGCAGGTGATAAAATTCTTTTAGAAGAAACTCCTGTAGGAACATTTACTAGAGGTGAAACTATAAAAGGTCAAACATCAGGAGCAACAGCAGTTGTTATTACAGAAAATTCAGACCCTTTAAAAATAATTATTTCAGCACAAGATAAATTTGGTCTTACTGAACAAGTTGTAGGACAAACTTCAGGCGCTACAGCAACTATTAAAAATTATAAACCAAATCCTGTAAATAACATTGTAGATTTAATTAATTTTAGGGATCCTGACGGTGTTATCAATCACTTTTTATTTAATATGCGAGATGAGTTTCTTGCAACTTTACCAGAAAATTTAGCTGCAGGTGTTAATAAACGAAATTTAGTTAAAAATATTAAATCACTTTATAGGTCTAAAGGTTCAGCTCGTGGCCATGAAATGTTTTTTAGAATATTGTTTAATGAAGCATCCGAAACATTTTATCCTAGAGAACAAATGTTTAAAGCTTCTGATGGTCAATTTGATTCATTAAAAGTATTAAGAGTAATTGCTTCTGTAGGTGACGCTAATCAATTAATTGGTAGAACAATTACAGGTCAAACTTCTAATGCAACTGCTATTATAGAAAATACATCAAATTTTCAAATTGGTAATAAAACAGTAACACAATTAATTTTAAATGATGATAGTATAAACGGTACTTTTATTGTAGGTGAAGAAATACAAGGTACGACTACAGATCAAGATGATTACTTTATTAAAGCAAATGTTACAGGTATTCCAGGAACAAAAAATATTACTAATGACGGTTCTTTAAATTCAATTTCTGATATAATAAATGTAACTGCAGGTGGGCAAGGTGCATTATTTCAAGTTGAAGAAATAGGACCAGGTAGTGTTACAGAAATTTTTGTTGATGATAAAGGAACAGGTTACGAAATAGGAGATCCTTTAGTTTTTGCAAACACAGGAACAAATGGTAACAATGCTTCTGGATTTGTAAAAATTGTAAATGGTGGTATTGCTGACCAAAACGGTAATTCATCTTTAGCCTCAGGTGTAGAAGATAGAATTGTTTTAGAAGAAGCTACAACTGAAGGCGATCAATATTCAGGTAATGTAATTGTTCAAGAAAAATTTACAGGTTTACAAACTGTTGAAGAAATATTTTTAATTAATGGTGGTAGTCAATATACATCATTACCTACTGTTAGTATAACATCAACATCTGGAACAGGTGCGACAGTGAGAACATATGGTGACAATATAGGAAAAATTGAAAGATTAAAAACTGTTTCATTAGGTAGAAGTTATGAACAATCACCTACACCACCTATTTTAGGTTTCTTTAATAACATGATTGTTACAAATGTTGTTTTGCCTTTTATAACTGGAGATACAGTTACAGGTGCAACATCATCAGCAACAGGTAAAATTCACAGTTTTGATATTAATAAAGGATTATTAAGAATTAAATCTGTTACAGGTACGTTTGCTATTAACGAAACAATTACATCATCAGCTGGAGGAACATGTGTTCTTAAAAAATTAGATGTTGCAACAGCAACAGTAAATGTAGTATCTGTAACTGACACAGACGGTGCCTTTATAAGTGAAAAAGGTAAAATTTCTGAAACTACAATGAGAATACAAGATAGTTTATATTATCAAGATTATTCTTATGTAATAAAAGTTGGTCGTTCAATTACTCAATGGCGTGACTCATTTAAAAAAACAATGCATACGGCAGGATTTTATTTTACAGGATTAGTAGATATTGAATCAAGAATTACGGTTACAGCAAAAGGTCCAGTTAAAGGTGTTACTTCAGGTCTTGAAGAAAGTCCATTGTTATCACTTGTTAATACATTATTTACAACTGTCTTTGGTAGAAGATTAGGAACAAATACAGATGGTACATCATTAAGAGCAAACGCTCATGTAGGTGGTAATATTGACGCTGGTAACGACTACAGAGATCCGTTTGCAGCTAACACTAGAGATTTAACTTTATCAAGACCAGGTTTAACAATTAATTATTTAAGTAGACCTAGAAATTTAATTACAGATAATTCAGGTGTAACACATCATGTTAAAAGTGGTTATGCATATGCTGGACCTAGATATGGTACTTTAAATAGATTTGCTAATACTGCATTTGGTCAAACATCACCAAAATCTTTTGCAAATTCATTTCAAAATTTAAATAGACTAAAAGTAACTGGTACTAAGACTGCTCTAGACGGACAAGCAGTGCCTATATTTTTATTGACTTCTAATATACACGGTAAAAAATTAAGTATGAAATATGCGTTTCCTACCATAATCAGAGCCGAAGATGGTACTTTTGATAGTACAACAGGTAAATTTAGTTCAACACAAATATCATTTGATAAGTCAGATGTGTTATAAATATAGTAGGAGACTTAGATGGCTAAACAAATATTAAATATCGGATCAAGTGCAAACGATGGAACAGGTACATCCTTACGTGCCGGTGGTGATTTAATAAATGATAACTTTAACGAAATTTACACAACTTTTGGTAACGGTACTACTTTAGCAGCTGCCGTAACTATACCTCATAAAATAGGTGGAACTAATTTTACAAACTCTTTATTGATTGGTCATTCAACAACTGGAACTTTAAATAATGCGATTAATAATACTGGAGCTGGTATAGCTGCTTTAGATGCTTTAACTTCTGGAGATTATAATACAGCAATTGGTGATAGAGCAGGTACAGCAATAACTACTGGTGGTGCAAATACTGTTTTAGGTAGTAATGCTTTAGCAGCCAACATATCATCAAATAATAATTCAGCGATAGGTAAAAATTCTTTAAAACTTGTAACAGGTGCAGATAACATTGGATTAGGATACAATTCTGGAGCTAATTTAACGTCTGGTTCTGGTAATGTAATGATTGGGAATATTGCCGCTGATAGTGCAACTGGGAATAAACAATTAAAAATTGCTGATGGTTCAAGTGGTTCAGTAGTTTGGATTAAAGGAGATAGTTCAGGTAATTTAACAACTGCTGGTGATGTAACTTTAGCAAATAACAAGAAGGTAATTTTTGGAGATGCTGGAGAAAATATAGTAGGTAATGGAACAGCTATGACAATAGCATCCAGTCAAAATATTACCTTAGACGCCGCTGGCGATATTACTATAAACGCTGATGGATCTATTATAAGTTTACAAGATGGAGCAACAGAATTTTTAAGATTACAACACGGTGGATCAAATAATTCAGTAATTAAAAATAGTAATTCAGACGCTGATATACTTATTAAAGGTAGTGATGGTGGTTCTGAAATTACTGCTTTAACTATTGATATGTCAGACGCTGGTTCTGCCACATTTAATAATAATGTAAATGTTGGTGGTAATGCTACTATTACAGGAAACTTAACAGTAAATGGAACAACTACAACTGTCAATTCAACGGAAGTTACTATTCAAAATGCTTTTGTATTTGAAGGTGCTACTGCTGATGCACATGAAACAACTTTAACGGTTGTAGACCCAACAGCCGATAGAACAATAACTTTACCTAACGAAAGTGGTGATGTTATTATTGGTAAAAAGGGTGGAACAAATTTTACAAATAGTTTATTAATTGGTCATACAACAACTGGTACTTTAAATGCTGCTCAAAAAAATACTGGAGTTGGTATTGCAGCTTTAGATGCTTTAACAAGTGGTGACGACAATACAGCTTTAGGTTATCAAGCTGGTTCAGCTATGACTACTAATGGTGGTAGTGTATATATAGGTACTGATG